CCATTGATCTTTTCAGCAACAACCTTTTCCTTTTCGATTGGTTTAGGTGTTGTCATTAGAAAATACCTGGAATGATATTGCCTGTTGTAGCATATGCGCCTACTGCTGCTACGAAACCGAGCATTGCTGCCCATCCATTAAATCTTTCTGCTTCTGGTGTCATGATTGTGTCCTGTGAGTTGGGTAAAGGTTTGTCTTTAGAATCCTGCGAGTCCAAAGAAAAAGAAGTTTCCTGTAAAAACATATGAGGTTACACCTGCAACCAATCCGAGCATTGCCCATCTTCCATTAATTTTTTCAGCATTCTTTGCCCATGAGTCATAGGAGATGCTCTCATCAATGTAAGGACGAGTCTCGTTAGGGAAAGCATTTTGTCTTCCGCCTGATTCAGTTGTAACAGTCATTGTAGTTTTGTTAAGAAACGTAACAATATTATATAGGAAAGATTAAGTTTTGTCAACATCTAAAACTACGTTTCCTGATACCGATATCCTAACATCTTCTGTCTCTTTAGGGTAAACCGTATGTACTAACGTGCCTGGAAAAATCAACGCATGCTTTTGACTGTCTGCGTTTATAAAGACTGCTTGTCCTTGATTGTTGTCAATAAAATAGAATGGAGCATCATCATTAGTAGTTCTTATATAACAGCTAAAAGAATATAATGAATACTGGTGCATGTGAGGTTGATGTTGATCTCCTTTATACATCTCGTTTGCCCACATCTTAATAATACGAAGACGTTTACCATTGTCCTCGCCATAAATTCCACACTGTGCTTTATGTAAATCAAACTGTGTGTCAATAGTGTTACACAACCACCGTTCAAACCTTGGTGGAATATCCATCGAGTATTCTCTTTTGATAGAGACCATCTTATGATCTCCTACTGGTTCTTTCTTTTCTATTGCTTTGAAAGCATACTCCTCTAGTTCATCAAAGGGTTGAATCTGAGCAACAAATAATTTGTGAGGTACTAACCATTCCATAAAATAAAAAGGGGACTTACGTCCCCACAGTAATGTCTGAACAAGAAAATCACCCTATATGTGATTTCTGTCGCGCCTAAAATGCCATCGGGATTTGATTCTATTGGCGGAAGAATAGGTTCAGACCAGAGTATTTATACTCTAGTGAGGATCGTAGTATCTAATCAGTGCTCCTGCAAGTACAATCAATACTACCACGATAATAAGTACGGTCATGCGTAAGGGGATATAATATGATCTAGGTTCCTACCGTAAGCAGCAACTTCTGGATCTGGGTCTAACCATTTTGTATATTCAAAGTCTTCAATAACATAATCTAGTTGAACACTGTTGTCCAATAAGTACATGTCATTGTAGAGACGAGTGATCTCGTTGAATTTTTGAATGCGATAATCAGGTTTACCATTGAGTGCAATGGTTCCTTTCCTTACATAACGATAAGGAAAGCGTTCATGAATGACTTCAGTTTTAGGCATAGTTAAGATCCTGTTCAAGTTTAGATAAGAGGAGGTCATAGTTTTCATCTACGTCACCGTAGAACTGTGCTCCCTTATCTTCATAATGTCGTATGAGTTTATTATACACTACTGGGTTCTCTGTGTCAAGCATTGTCTTACGATCTATCGCATCCAAAATAGTCTTTTCGCATGTACCTACCAAGGATGTTACTGTTGTAGTAGAGTGGTGTGCCATCGTTGAGTGCCTCCGTGAGAACATTGTGGTGGAAGAGTTGTCTAGTCTCCTCAAAGTTGACTAGTCCCTTTGCCTTATGTATGCTCATGATCTCACGTTGGAACTGTTCCTTTCCATACAATTTTATATCTTCTTTTAGTTCTGGAGAAGATCCATAATACTTCTTCCAGTCAGACTCTTGTTTTTGTTTTCGCTTCTTTCCTTTAGGGGTTCTAAAAGAATAAAAGTATTTTCTTCCGATGTATTTTCTGCCATTGATCTTATTTGTAATGCAGTAGACGAAACCGAAGAAATCATTAATATCATCAGTAGTAAAAGTTGTACCTTGATATAACCAGGGATTTTCATAGTCAGTCGCAGAGTGCTTCTTCGTCGTTGAGGTCACGATAGGATGTTGTTTTATCACTATCATTAGTTATATGATAAGCAGAAGTGTCTGAATAGACTTCAGATTTTAACTCTGCTAACGCTATCTCTATGTCATTGATGAGTGTCTTTAAGTTTCGTTTCTTCATTAATCTGCATACTCCTGTGCTAGTTCTAAACATTTGTTGAGCATATAGTGTGCTCCATTTTCCCAATCTTCTGATGCACCCTCATACTTTTTATTAAATAAATCGCATTTGTGCTTGTAAATTCTTGCTAGTAAGTCGTTCTTACGCATGATTCCCCTCCCTGATTGTGGTAGACGTCTAAAATCATCATCAGCAGAGGTGTTCATGTAGTACCTAACTCACTCTGCAGTTTCTTCCAATCTTTATCGAAGATGTCTAGTCCTTTGTCTGTTAAGACATGCTGAAACATACTCTCAAAAACTTTGGAAGGTATGGTACAAATGTCAGCACCTACTTTAAACGCTTGTGCAACTTGATAAGTTTCACGAATAGATGCTGCTAACACTTGTGTCTTTGCACCATGTGTAGCAAATATATCTGATATCTCTTCGATGAGTCCTATGCCATCAAACGATTGATCAAAGACTCTACCTACAAATGGTGAAACATATGTGGCACCTGCCTTTGCTGCTAGTATCGCTTGTGCTGCTGAGAATATTAAAGTAACGTTTACATTTACTTCATCCTCTGATAACTCTTTACATGCTTTAAGACCTTGCGGTGTGCATGGCACTTTGATTGTAATGTTAGGACCTATATCAATCAGATCCTCTGCCATGTCTAACATATCCTCTGCTGTTTCACCTACTACCTCTGCAGATATAGATGCATGAAATGGGAAGATATCAGATATCTCCTTATATACATCCTTTGGATTTTTACCTGCCTTTAGCATGAGAGACGGGTTGGTGGTAACTCCATCAACAAGACCCGTCTCGTAGTATGTTCTAACTAACTCAGCGTCGGAACAGTCTAGAAAAATTTTCATTGACTTCCTATAATATTATTGATATTTATTATCGCATCTAATTTCTGAGATGTCAAGTGTATCAGGACATCTTGACATAAAAAAAGAGAGTCATTCAGACTCTCTTGGATTAAATAGTGACCAGTCTTCTGATATGAAGGGATTTATAATGACCCATTTGGCGTAGTGTATCCCACGATAACACAACATAGCAAAGACCTCATTCGGTTCTTCTATGTCAGGTATATCTTCGCGATGTCCTTTCCAGTTTAACGGTAACATTTTTTTGTCCTTTCATATCTCCTTTACCCTGTAACAAATATTTATATTACAAATATTTGTATAGAAGTCTTGTCTCTAAGTAGATTAGACTCAGAAACACTGCGCTCGCCACGATGATTTCTGATACTACTAACATTACTTCTTCGCTCCTACAACATACTTCTGACCTCTATATGTAAGTTCAGATTCCTGTTGTGTCTGTTTGCGTGATCTGTCAGTATCATAAACGATACCGCGATAAGTAACTTGTGCCATTGTGTTTACTCCTAAAGTAGTTGGATGTTTTTAATATCCGTTCCTTCAGTCAACCTTTGCGTCCTCCTTATGGGGGATGAACGATCCGTTCCGAGTTGGCTTACTTGCGTCCTATGTCGTTACACTCTTCCTCTACCTTGGTAGCAAAATAATTAATCAGATCTTTTTTACTAACGTCATCAAGATATTGATCTTGTCTGACCTCAGCAACAAGTTCTTTATAACCATCACACTTAATAGTCCAGTGGACTGGTTCGTGACTTGCCAGTAAAGATAGGTAGAATAATGCACCCATAGGATGAACGTGTAAGTTTGTAGCTAGTGCTACATTTATATTTATATCACAGTTTCCTGACACAGGTAGTTCACTGTGTTACAGTTTACCGACTTTTATCCTGATCTTTATCTTTTCTTAAGTCTTCATGAAGTCTTTGGGTTGCTTCCTTTCTAGCAGTATTCCAAAGCATGTCAGTAACATCAGGACTATAGTCATTACCTGTATCTACTAGGTCATTATAAGTTCTATCTAACCATTCAGAATTTTCAGCATACGCAAGTTGTGCTGCTATTTCTTCCTCTGGTCTAGGATTAGAGAGAGAATCCTGCGAAGGTATCTCCTTTGAGGTCTTGTTTGATTCCTCCAACGACATAACTTTCAATCTCCGTTTCTTGTGGTGCGTTTTGTTGCCCTCTAGAACTCAACCAATGCTGTGTCCAAGGTAAAGGGTTGCTTCTAGCAGGTACATCATATACTGGATTCAGTCCGATTGCTTTCATTCTTTTGTTAGCAATCCATTCAACATATCTATGTAATAGTTTTTCATTCAGACCAATCATACTACCTTCTTTGAACAGATAGTTTGCCCATGCCTTCTCTTCATCAACTGTCTTCTTAAACATGTGCTGTACATTATCTTTCTCTTCTATAGAGATCTCTTTCATTTCTGGGTCGTCTCCGTCTGCCCATTTTTTGAGGATATTTTGCGTGATAACCAAGTGTTGACTTTCATCTCTAGCAATAAGAGAGAGTATCTTCGCTGAACCTTCCATAAGTTTGTTCTCGCCAAAAGCAAACGAACACGCAAACGAAACGTAGAAACGAATACCTTCAAGGATGTTAACATTTGCTATTGCCCTATAAAGTTTACGTTTTAGTTCTCTTCTATCAAGAGTTCCTGCAGGATGTCCTTCTACTGCAAACTTCCATGCGTTACCACTATCATATTCATGTGCTTCATTTATAAAATTATCATATGATTCTGTGACAGATGACGCACGTTGCATAACATTCTCATCTTCTAGTATGGTATCGAATACCTCTGATGGATCTGGATAGACATTCTTAATAATGTATGTGTATGATCTAGAGTGTATCATTTCCATGAACTCCCATACTGTCATGCATGCCTCTAGTTCTGGTAAAGAACAATAAGGTATGAATGCCATGCCAGGACCACGACCTTGCACTGAGTCAAGCATGATCTGATACTTCAAGTTAGAAGTAAAGATGTGCTTCTGCTCTGGTGTAAGTGTTTGATAATCAGATCTGTCTTTCTGTAGAGACACCTCTTCTGGTCTCCAGAAATATCCTAGTTGCTGTTGTGTTAGTTTGTCAAATACAGGATACTTATATGAATCGTATCTTTGGACACCTAATGGTTGTCCGAAAAACATAGGTTGTTTTTTAGTTTCTACTTTATTCTTGTTGAATACTGTCATTCCTTTCTTAGATTCTAGTTGAGTGTTATACTTTGCAACTGTCACAGTCGTCTTCCTCCGAGTTTAAAATGTCATTAATCAATTGATCTACATTATTAGAGGTTTCATCGTCTCCATCTTTCTTGGAGTCGTATGTATTTTGATAGTATGATGTCTTCCAACCATACTTATATGTGTTAAGAAGGTCTTGTGCCATTACGGTCACAGGTACTTCGTTGTCAGCATAGTTCTCTGGATTGTAACTCCAGTTACCACTGATTGCTTGGTCAAAGAATTTTTGCATCACAGACACAATCTTGATGTAACCATCATTATTGTGCATATCCCATAACAAAGTATAGTTATTCTTCAGTGTCCCATAAGACGGAACAATCTGCTTAAGAGGTCCTTTCTTTGATTTTTTAACGGACAGGTAGTCTCTAGGTGGTTCGATTCCATTGGTTGCATTTGACACAACGGAACTGCTCTCCGAAGGCATCTGTGCGGACAGAGTGCTGTGCCTGAGTCCATACTGTTTGATCCTCCCCCGTAGAGATTCCCAGTCACAAAGTAGGTCATTCGGTACTATCTCATCAACTTCCTTCTTATATGTATCGATAGGTAAGATTCCATCAGCGTATTTTGTTTTACCAAAATAACCGCAAGGACCCTTTTCCATGGCAAGACGATTAGAAGTTGTTAGAAGGGCATACTGGAACCTCTCAGTGAGTTTATGAACCAAGTCATGTGCCTTCTGTGAATCATACTTTGCACCATTTTTTGCAAGATAATGTGCTAGTCCAATATATCCGATTCCTAACGATCTTCGGTTAAGCGTACTTTGTTTTGCAGCATTGACAGGATAGTTCTGATAATCAATCAGAGCATCCAATCCTCTTACTGCTAGTTCACATAGTTCATCAAGTTCATCTAACTTATTGATCTTACCTACATTGATAGCAGATAGAATACACAAAGCAATTTCACCTGATCCATCTATGTGTTGAATAGGATCTGTAGGTAAAGTAATCTCTTGACAGAGGTTACTCATATTTACTTTGTCTTTAAATGAACTATGACTATTGCAGTGATCAATGTTCATGATATACAAACGACCAGTCTCTGCTCGTTCCTTAAGTATATCCATGATTAGTTTTTGTGCACCTACAGTTTTCTTAGGTATACTTTGATCTAACTCATACTCAACGTATAGACTATCAAAATCTTCTGTACCAAAACTATCATACAACCCTGGCACATCATGAGGAGAAAATAAAGTAATCTCCCCATTTTGTATGAACCTTTCATAGAATAGTTTCGAGATCTGTATACTGTAGTCAAGTTTTCTTACCCTGTTGTCTTCTGTGCCTTTGTTGTTCTTGAGAACAATTATGTCTTCTATTTCTTGGTGCCAGATGGGGAAGTGGACAGTCGCTGATCCACCTCTAATGCCATTCTGAGTGCAGCATCTGACAGTACTTTCAAACTTTTTGAGGAAAGGTACAACGCCTGTGTGTTGTACTTCTCCGCTACGGATTTTGCTGTTGATACCCCTGATGCGACCCGCGTTGATACCGATTCCTGCCCTTTGTGCAACATACTTGCCAATAGCCATGTCACTGCTAAAGATGCTATCGAGGGTGTCATCAACATCAACAAGAACACAGCTTGCAAACTGTCTAATGGGTGTTCTAACACCTCCCATAATAGGTGTCGGTATATTGAGTTTGTGTTTTGAGATTGCGTCGTAGTATTTTTTGACATACTCTAACCTGTAAAATTTATCATCATCTTGAAATAATGTAAGAGCAACCATCATATACATGAACTGAGGTGTTTCATATGTTGCACCAGTAGTCCTACATTGTACAAGATATTTATCTGCTACTTGTCTAATACCTGCATAAGTAAACAAATAATCACGATCATGATCTATATACCCCTCTATTATACCCCATTCCTCCTCAGTATATTTTGAAAGGATTACAGAGTCATATACACCCTGATCAGCACACTTTTTAACGTGGGATAGAATCGTTGGATGATTGTCTGGGTGACCACCATAAACAGATTTTCTTAAGGAAAATAAAAGAAGTCTAGCAGCAACATACTGATAGTTTGGTGACTCAAGATCAATCAAATCATTTGCTGATCTGATAAGGATCTCTTGGATGTCTGAACTTTTGATGCCATCAAAGAACTGTAGGTTTGCATTCACTTCTATGTGTGATTCTGATACACCTGCAAGTCCTTCGCACGCAAGTTCTACCATCTTGTGTATCTTATTAATATCAAGAGGTTCTGATTCTCCATCTCTCTTGATGACGTTTATTGTTTTAGTTGCTTCTGCAGTTGGTGTCATACCTTTTTCCATTCGCTAAGTTTAACGTTTGCTTCTAATCCGTCGTAGGTGTTAAATTCTACCAGAGATTGTACATTATGTCCAGAGATTGTCATATCATTAAGATCTTTCTCGATCAAATGATCTGGCCAGATGACAACTTCGTAACCTTTGTCAATAACCTTTGCCATACGTTTGACTATTTCTGGGTTTCGTTTTTCATTATCGAAAACGAAGACAGCATCTTTATTGTCTATCAACTTCCAATCTATATCAGCACCTGCCATAGCGATTGCATTGTCAATAAAGAGACTATCAAATGGTCCTTCTGTTATGTAAACAGTTTTGTTGAAATCAACTCTATCTAATCCGAAGACTTTAGTTCTAGAGTCGTCAAGCATTATAGTAATGTAACGAAGTTTATCCTTTACATTAAGTGACCTCCCTTGGAAACCAAACCATTCTCCGTTCTCATCAATGAATGGAATAATAACTCTTGGGTGATCTCTATTGACATTTGTAAATGTTGGTTTTTGTGTGTTTACCCATGTGCAAAAGTTTTCAGCGTAGTATAAATCAGAGAAATATTTCTCTGGAATTTTTCTACCAACGATGTATTTTTTTGCAGGGTGCGATATATTTAGTGATCGGATATTGTCTAGATCTCCCTTCTTTTTGAATGTTGGTTTTTGAAAATCTAGTTTAGGTTCTGGAGCATTAAATCCTCCATGAATACCTTTTTTTGCTGTTGTACCTGCTTTGTATCTCTCCATAAGATACTCATCATAAAGGTCATTCGCATTATCTTTTAAGAAATTACTAAAAGACCTGCCTACACCACAGTTGTGGCACTTGTAGACAAGTCCTGAGTTCTTTGTAAAGAGATAACCTCTTGCTTTATTCTTGTATCTTTGTGAGTCACCACAATAAGGACACCTAAAATTGTAGGTACCCTCTTTGATCTTTTTAAATTTATCCAGTCTTGCTGATACTAGATTAGTATACAGTATGTCAATCACTAAGGTAGTTACTTAACTAACTTTTCTATTGTAGTATTTCCTGGATCATTTGTCAAGTTTCTCATAATCACTTGTCCAGGCAGGGATATGATAAAACTTATTACTACTAGTCCACCTGCTATAGTCCACATCTTTTTCTCCATCAATCTTAATCTATCATCCACCTTACGAATATCACGTTCACACCCTTTCTTTATGTCTCCTGTCTCTCTAGTTAAATCTTTATGCAGACTGTCTATCTTTTCAAATAGCACTGCGTCAATCCTATCTTGTTTGTCTAACTTTTCATTATGAACTGCCAGAAGTTGACCCATCTTTACAGAGTTATCCTGTAAAGATTCAACGACTCTTTCCAGTCTTTCTATTATTGCTGTGTTAATGTCAGACATTATCTCGTTGCGTCTTGTTCTGCCCCTGCCCTTGCTTGTTTCTTTAGTTGTTGAGTTTTCATTTGAAGTTGTTTTGCTAACTCCTGTTTTTTCATCTGTACTTTCTTCTTCTCAATAGCGATCTTCATCTGTGCTTGCTTTGCTTTCATCTGTGTATCGCCAGCTTCTTCCTGTACATTTCTCATATGTTTCATTCTCTTATCCATAAAGAACTTACCTGCATTGGCGGGAAGTATACGTTCTATGCTTATATCACCTCTATACTTTGGCATGATAGACATGCGAAGTTTCATTTTTAGTTCAGCAGGACTATTAGCATAGATTATAGTCTCTCCTACTGTAGGAATATTTACTTTGTATTGGTATAATTTGTTTGGTTCTTTAGGATTTTCTCTGGATTCTTTTTGTAGTTTTTTTCTTTTCTGAACTTTCTTTTTGAACTTCATGACAGGATCATATCCCGCATTAGGACCTGTTGCAGCAGCACTGCCACTGAAACCTCCTGTTCCTGCTGTCATCATTTCTTCGTTCATTAGATTTTGTCCAGTTCTTCTTGCAAAGTAGGATCGATGTCAAGGTCTGGCATCATTCCTATAGGATATTTATTCAAATAAAGTAATAGAGTCTTTAGTAAGCACCAGTATTCTCTTTCAAACTTGAAAAAGAGCAGTGGTGTTGCTGCTTCGCCAAAGACATTATAAAGTATGATGAGGTGATTCAAGATTAAAGGGATCCTCAAAGGACCCCCTCTTAAATATCTTTTCAGTAGACGTTTCAAGTATTTAAAACGCTTCACATCTTCATCAAAATCCTCTCGTGTAACACAATGAGGATTTTCATAATGTTTTATGGCGAACAGAATGTAGTTAGACTCATTCAGTTCGTCAAATTTCATAGGTTAGTTATTAACTACCGAATGTTAAGGTTGCTACTGCGGAAATAACTTCTGGAGCACCATTGTCTGAGTTAACTTTAACTCTGTACTGGTTACCATCATTAGATGCAGTCTGTCCTGTAAGTGCAAGGTTTGTGCTAGTTGCACCAGATACGTTAGAGAATCTTCCAGATGAAGATGTTCTCTTCTGCCACTGGAATGTTGCTGTACCACTGTTGGTTACAGATGCTACCACTGCGAATGTTGCTGCACCACTTGAAGTTGTCTTATCAGTGTTGTTTGTAGACAATGTAATAGTGTTTGCTGCGTCTGCTACGAGTGTGTCATCTGAGTCATCACCAGATGTTCCTGATGCTGCGTGTACAAATGCTAGATGCTCTGCCTTATGACGAGTTGCACCAGATACGTCAGTGTATGTGTGATACTTCCACCAACCAGGACCAGTGATACCACGAGTTTTGTTTGCTGCGATACCAACCTCAGTGCTATCGACAAATAATAACTCATATGAGTTTGTATCTCCTCCTTTTATCACAAACTCTGCTACTGCAGTTGGAGGGTTTCTTCTTACTGCGTTTGCTGCAGTAATAGTTGCAGTTGATCCTGCATATGCTTTGTGTAGTTCTAGTGCTGTTGCACTTGTTACTTGCTTGACAATATATGCAACACCACTGAGTTCCAATACGTCTCCGACCTTGACAAAATTGTCAGATGTGTCTGTAAAGTCCCCCGATGTAGTTACTGTGGCATCACCGTTGGTTACTCCAACATTAGTGCCCATTGCTTTTGCGTCAAGTACTCCGTAGATTGACATTTGTACTCCGTCGGTATTTTTCTATGTACTATTTAGCTTCCAACGCTTCTTTAACTTTATTAAAGAGTTCGTCGTCTGCTGTAGTTTTAGTTAGTTTAACTGCCTTACCAATAATAAGTAAGCAAATTTCTATTAGTTTTTCTCCAAGTTCCGCATCGTCAGGAATTTTCTTGACAGCAGAATCGATTACTTTGTATGCCAGTGGCATTAAAAACTTTCCAATCATGATTAAATCTTATAAGGTATACTATATGTATATGACTTATGAACCTAATCCTTTACCCTTGTCATAGTTATCTTTACCACCGTATCTTGCCATGGTATTTACATAGTCCTGAGTAGATTTAAACCCTCGTTTCTTAGCATCAGCAGCAGTTTGTTTCTTTTGATCTGCCATCTTCTTATACTTACCAGTACCTACAGTAGACTTAGCACCCTTAACTTTCTTAGGTTGTCCCCTCTTCATGATCTGATCTTTATACTTCTTCCTGATTATATCAAGTGCTTTGTCTTCCTCTTGTATATCCTTGGGTTTCTTTCCTTTCTTCTTCATGTCAATAGCAATCGCTGCCTGTTGTGCAGGATTTGCTGCCTCATGAGTAAACTTCATACCCTTAGTTGCTTTATCCTTAAGTGCCTGACGCTTCTTAGGATCCATTTTCTTTTCATAGTCTGCTAGTTTTGCAGCAAAAGATTTGTTATCCATTTTCTTGATAACTTTTCTATCTTCTTTGTCAGGTCCTGTGTATTCCTTTGCTTCATTCTTAGGACGACAATCATTGACGAGTTTACCACCCTTCATTTTCATGCCTACTTTCTTGTGTGTCTTCCAACACTCCGAGAATTTTAACAGTGAAGTCTCAACTTTGCTTTCTTTATCGCTTTCTTCTGAAACTTCTTTTTGACTGTCATACGGTTTGTTGTTTTGAATGAATGTGTTAAAACTATGTATAGTATTTTCATCTACGTCTAGGAAATTAACATATTTCCTGTGTTCTTTGTTACGCATTTTCTTTTTAGCAATAGCACCTGCGTCTCTTTTGAATCTATCTTTTGCAGTTATTTCATCTAACTGATCTAATGCTTTACTTGACCAATAGACTTCTGGTTCTTCTTTTTTCATGCCTTTATGCTTCTTCATTCTCTCATCATGTGCCTTCCTTCTCTCCTCTGGAGGTGCAGCATTACCACCGTAACCTACTGCTCTTTTATTTCTGATAGACAT